TTAAAGGTAGAATTAATGATTCACTTGAAATGATTGGATTTAATCCTGTATTTAACATTGATAAAGCTAAAATAGCCAGTACAATATGGTTCGAAGAAGAGTTACTTGGTAACTCTATGACCGACTTCTTCCATGGTAAACCAGTTGAGTATGCCAAGAAGAATCAGTCATTCTCTGAGGATGAATTATTTTAAACTGACATGAATAAACGTATATATTGGCTTAACAAAGACTCGCGTAAATTTCTCGAGCGTGGGTACTTACTAGAAGAAGAATCACCTGAACAGCGTATTAGGGGTATAGCTGAGCATGCTGAAAAAATCCTTAAGATTAAAGGTTATGCAGACAAGTTTGAAGACTATATGCGTAGAGGTTTCTTTTCTTTAAGCTCTCCGGTATGGAGTAACTTTGGTAGAGAGCGTGGACTTCCTATTAGTTGCTTCGGTTCATATGTACCTGATACTATGTCAGGTATTCTAGAGAAGACTGCTGAAGTAGGTATTATGACTGCTCAAGGAGGTGGAACATCTGGTTACTTTGGTGACGTAAGAGGTCGTGGTACTGCTATATCTACTGGTGGTCAATCAACTGGAGCTGTACACTTTATGGAGTTGTATGATAAGCTTATGAACGTTGTATCTCAAGGGAACGTTCGTCGAGGTTCCTTTGCTGCTTACTTACCAGTTGATCATCCAGATATTGAAGAGTTCCTTAAGATTAAATCAGAAGGTAATGACATTCAGGATATGTCTATTGGTGTTACTGTCAGTGATGAATGGATGAAGTCCATGCTTGACGGTGATAAAGAGAAGAGAACAATCTGGGGACTGGTTATTAAGAAGCGTTTTGAAACTGGCTATCCGTATGTATTCTTTTCTGATAATGTTAATAATCAAGCACCTAATGTTTATAAGGATAAAGGTGAAAAGATTTATGCTAGTAACCTTTGTAGTGAGATAATGCTTCCTTCTAACCCAGCGGAGAGCTTTGTCTGCTGTCTCTCGAGTTTAAACCTACTTAAGTGGGATAAAATGGTAGATACAGACGCGGTAGAAACTCTTGTATACTTCTTAGATGCTGTTATATCAGAGTTTATTGATAAGACAGAAGGTATGCAGTTCATGCAAGCACCGAGACGCTTTGCTCTTAATCATAGAGCACTGGGAGTTGGGGTGTTAGGATGGCATTCATATCTGCAGAAGAACATGGTAGCGTTTGAGTCTATGGAGGCAAAGATGGCTAACGGTACTATCTGGTCAACGATACGTGAGAGAGCAGACAAAGCATCAGTTGAGCTGGCAGATATGTTTGGTGAAGCACCAATACTAGAAGGTTACGGTAGACGTAATACAACTACACTAGCAGTAGCACCTACTACATCTAGCTCGTTTATTCTAGGGCAGGTATCACCATCTATTGAACCTCTTAACTCTAACTACTTTGTTAAGGACTTAGCTAAGGGTAAGTTTACATTTAAAAACCCTCAGTTAAGAAAGTTACTAACTAAAAAGAAACAGAACACTGATGATGTATGGAGATCTATTCTTGTGCATGGCGGTTCAGTACAGCACTTAGATTTCTTAGATCAAGAAGAAAAGGATGTGTATAAAACGTTTGGTGAGATATCTCAGAAAGAGATTATTATTCAAGCTAGTATCAGACAGAAGTATATTGATCAAGGTCAATCACTAAACATTATGATACCGCCTATGACTAAACCAAAGGAGGTTAATGAACTTATGATCTTTGCATGGGAACAAGGTATTAAATCTTTATACTATCAACGTAGTGCTAATCCAGCACAGGAACTCGCTAGATCTATTCTAAACTGCAGTACTTGTGAGGGCTAGAGGTGTTCCAGATATGGCTGTTGAAGAGCCTCAGTTAATGCACTACCCTACTAATGTAGGTGCACCAAAGTTTATGGTGCCAGATATACTATCTCATAAAAAAGAGCGAGGTGTAACTGCAACACATTATTTAGAGTCTAAGTTTGATGAACTAAAAGAAGCATACTTTAAACTAGTAGAGGTTGCAGAAGATACAGATATGGTATATAGTGCTGTATATAACTTTATACCCGCTGTCGGTAATACCTATCATCTATACATTAATCATACCGGTAAATTATTCTTGAGCATTATAGGACCAGAGGAATGGGATATAGTAGAACATAAAGGATCATTTAGATTTACTACAGATAATACATGGGAGAGATTAAATTAAGTTGATTAACAAAAGGATTATAATATAATATAAACATGAGACAAACAAGGGGAAAGCTGAAAGGTTTTAGAAGAGGGTGTCACGCCACTTCCGGAACATCGAGAAGAAAAACAAGTAAAATCTATAAGAAGCGTTATAGAGGTCAAGGTAAGTAGCATAAATAAAGATATGATTAAGAAAATTAATGATAACTCTGTAAGGGTTTGCTGTGGCGGTAAAGGCTGCCCGGTTGTTGAAAAGCAAGCTGATGGTCGCTTTAAGGTTACAGATGATGATGGTAACGTTATTATTATTAAAGCAGAGGAGCTTGAACTAATGGGTGATGCTGTTAAAACTATAGGCGGCGGTGATGACACACTTATCTGTGGCTGATTTAATATTTCTCACTCTTACATCTTATGGCCTTTGCTATATACTGATGTATGGTGAGATACTAAACTACTTTAGAGAGAAGCTGATTAGAATTAAGTTCTTTAATCAGCTTCTCTCCTGTGCTCTTTGCACAGGTTTTTGGTGTGGTATAGTTTTAATACCATTCACATACTGTATACTAACACCGTTATTTAGCTCGTGTGTATGCTATTTTTTACATCTCATAAAAGAGATATTATGCAATAAAGCATATCCTGATATTTAGAGTCTTTCTATAAATTGCTTTAACTCGTTAAGAGCAATCATTGTTTTTGTATCTTCAAAGCTCTCTGCGTCGGTCATAAGACTGTTAATTTTTTTAATAACATCGCTTTTCATAAATGTAGACATATCTGTTTCTTCATCACAAACACCAGCGTTATTAGCACTACTACTTATACCTTTCGCGTAAGCATTAATAGACCCACCTGGTATTGTTGTAGGTAGTTGGTGTCCTAAAGAGTGTTTGGAGTCACTCGCAGGGTAAGATCTAGATGTATCTACCGAGCTTTTTGGAGCTCTAGCAAACGCTTCGTATAATAATCCCATCTCTTTATAATCATCCATACACTTATTTAATTGATTATATCAAAAAGTATATTATAATTATGCTATATGAAAGAAAAGATTATCGGGTACGATGTAATAGACTTCTTAACTAAGAGTTTAGCGCTGAGATTTAAGCTTAACGGGAAGGATTTTACGCATGTCATTGGCATTGCTCGAGGCGGTATGATACCCGCTACAATGATGAGTTATATTTTTAATGCTAAGCTATTATCTTATGATGTAAGTTCTTATGAGGGCACGGAGCGAGGGGATATTGAGATTAATCAAGACATCGATCTAGATAGTATTGGTAAGAATAGTAAGGTTTTAGTTATAGATGATATTTGTGACTCAAGTAAGACTATGCAGCATATTAAAGAAAAGATTGGTAATACGAGGTATAAATCTGTAAGATATGTTACTCTCTTCGCGAGAGAGAATACAAAGCATGTGGTTGATCATCACGGTGTTACGGTAAAAGAAGGTACTTGGTTGGTGTTTCCATGGGAGAACTAAAGTTATGGCTGCAAGAAGTTTACAATGTTTAATTACTGGTAGTAAGTATACCTTTAGTAAGGACTACTTTACTAAGAAGGTTAACGAGTACGATGATGAGGAGTCTCTTAAGAGGTACTTTATTACAAAGAAAGCAAAGACATATCTCAATAAGGGTTATTCTATTCAAGAGATTCGAAATATACTAGATGTTGATGATGCTTCTTTACCTGATGCTGACTCACAAGATATAAAAGATTTAATTGACTTTCATAAGATTAGAGGTGTAGGTCAGAGAAAGAAGATTACTAATACGCTTAACTTTGCTACACATAAATCTGACGATGCTGTAGCGGAGTTTATAAATAATATAAAAGACTATGAGTAACACGAAAACATTTACAGTATCACTAGCCTCAAATAATAAGGTTAAAGTATACAACGCGATGACTGGAAGTATACACAGAATAGTACAGTTACCGGGTGGGTCAAATATTATATCAGGCCCCGTTGTTTTTGATAGTGGCTTCTCTGTAACTGTAAAACAAGGTACAGGTACATATATGATTACATATGGATTCCCTCTTTGTAATATAAAGACAAAAACACATATATCATCTTAACCGGAGCTGACACCACCTCCACCAGAAGAGTTAACTGGTTTAGATGTTGTAGTGCGACCGCCAGGGTGTGTCCAGTAGTATGGATGTACGTGGGTACTTAGTCTTACTCCACGTGGGCTACTAAAGCTACCTGCTTTAGCTACAACTTCACCCATTACAATAACGTTACCTCCGACAGTAATTGTACCATCAACGTGTAAGTTACCATCTATATGTACGTCGTTGTTAAATATCGTTTGTTTATGCACTTGTAACGGGCCTTGTATGTAAGTATCATCCGTAACATGTGTCTTAGGAGCATCAAGGGTTATTTGTTCTTCTGCTGTAATTTGAGACTCCGGAGCACTGGCATGCCAGAGCCTATTTGATCTCATAAATACATCCTTATCGCAATACACACGAAACGCTCCTCCGTTGTTTTTTGTTGAAGAACCAATAGCAACTTCTGCGCCGCCTAAAGACAGTCTTCCATTTGCAGAGAAGCTAGCTTCACCTGTACTATTAAGATTAATTCCACCGGAGCCAGATTTAAGCATTATTTTGTTACCAGCTGTAATAGAGATTTCGCCAAATGGCGCAGCACCAGACGCGTTCGTCGCTGTATAAAGAGATGTATTTGTGTACACAGGTTGCTGACCACCACGACCATTCCACGTCCAGGTTCTACTCTTAATTCTTAACGGATCATTAACTTTAAATCTCTCTTGAACATCACGGCCATTTTCAACAACTACACCAGTATCAAACTTCATCGACGCAGCTCCCGCGTGTATATGGAGTTGTTTAGCAGACATAATCTGTATATTACCTCCTTTACCCATCTGCCGCTCGATTTCCGCCAACCGGGTCGTCGCTTCTACCATCGTTTTTTGAACATCTTTCGCTGTTTTACTTGTCTTATATGAGCCACCTTCAACAGCTTTTGAACGACTACTCACCCTTCCATTTGTTGGAAACGAACGACCGGTAACATTACCTATACCACCTATTTCTCGTTCCGGCGTTACAATTGCATTAGCGATCGGAGCATAAGCATCAACCCACTCTTGTGCAATAGTATCGTTAAAGAAGTTAGGTGACCCGGAAATTATTCTAAAATCACCATATGATCTATGCTCCGCGTTTTTCTGCGTAGTTTCAAAACAATCATTTAGCGTAGTAACATACCGCTTACCGTGTGTTAGGTTCTGATATGTATTTGGAGAAAATACAGAATAAGAACGGTTATCAAGCTTGAGGTTTGCACCTGATCTATGTGTTAACTGTACACGCTGTGCAGCAGTTGTATTTGAAAATACGAGTGAACCCGCTCCTTGGTTAAGCACGTAGCCATCTCTATCAATATCCTTTTCTATTGGATTGTTTAGAGGTATACGCGGTTCGTCTATATTATTCTCTACGGCCATTTTGTATATGTGTATTTATGCTCTTGGCCGGCGAGATCTACTTGTACGTCTAGTTTCACTTGCTGTTGTTGCAGTACCTGGTTTGAGTGATGGGTTCTCACTAACACCATCACTAGCTCTACTTACCGGTCTATTACCACCTGTACCAATTGGAGGACCAGTTTGCTGTGCTACAGTATCGTTATTTGCTTGTGTATTATCTACATACTGTCCAGGTATTCCCTGCGTAGCTCCGGGGTAATCCGGCATTGGTGAGCCAACACCACCAGTACTATATATAGAGGCAATCGACTCTTCACCGTGAATTACACCCATAACAATAGGCATACTACGCGCGCCATGAAGAAATTGTATAGCTACCGTCGCACCTATAGGAGGTATACTAAAGACACCTTTTACAGCCCCATCTTTATTATCAGGTGTATAACTATTTGCTGTAGTGTTTATACCAGAAGAGCCGTTATCATTACCTATACGACCATCAGTAACCGAGTTTGCTTGATAAGCGTTTGAAGGTGCACCTAGATCAGATTTATTTTGATAGCTACTATCATTAGAAGGTCTAGTATAATTATAACCCGGGCTATAACTACCTTGCGCGCCACCTGTACTTGGCTGTAGAACGTAAGCCCATACTTCAGATCTCTTAACACGCTCTAGAGTCTGATTTGACATCTTACGGCACATGTTTTCTCCGAAGGGATTCTTAAATGTCTCACTACCAGATATATCACTTTTACCTCTAATCATTACTAATACCCGTCCTAGCGATCTAGTATTTCTTGTATCACTAGTATCACTATTGGCTATTACAGTACCTAGATATATATCATTATTCATAATTAGATTATTTTACCAGCTTTCGATATAACACTACTCGCACGCTGTAGTTGAGCGATTTGCTTGTCTGCATACGCGGCTACAACACTAGCTGGATCACCGAGATTTCTTGTTGATTTATTAACAAGGCTATTTACTGAAACTAATCCCGCAGCTGCGTTTCTAAGATCCTTCTTACTGATACCATTTAAGGTCTGCTGAACAGTGCAGTTATCGATGGCAGCTCCACTGAAGTTACAGTTTTCCTTACTAGGTATAAAATTAAGTATGTCGTCAACCTGTGACTTAACATCATTTACAAACCCTAAAACTGAACCAACAGCGCCGGATATAGCGCTAACTATACCGTTAAATCGACCTAGAGCATTCCGTATAGCATCACCTGCCATCTTAGATGCTAGCCCTTTCGCTCCAGCAATTTGATTATTAATTGCATTATTTACACCTGAAGTTATATTACCTATCATACTAGGTATACCTGATATAAATCCGGATACCATTGTAGGTAAACATAATATACCCTTACCGATATTCAACAGACGACCGATCTTGTTTGATACACTACCCAACCGACTATTGAGTTTTCGCGATATTTTATTTATACTATCTACTAACGCCATTTTATTATATTTATCCTTGAAATCTGTTTTACAAGAGCTATAATAAAGGTATGCTTGTATCACATGAATCACCTATTAGTATGCTTGAGGACTCTCGCTATTACAACGACTATGACTATGCCTTAGTACATCTATTCGAAACGCAGCCTGAGTATTACTCTTTCTTTAAACAATCTTTACTTCAAGGTAGAGAAGTATTGCTAGATAACTCTATCTTTGAACTTGGCCATGCTTTTGATCCAGATAAGTTCGCTAAGTATGTTAGAGAGCTTAACCCTACCTACTATGTAGTACCTGATGTACTTGAAGACTCACAAAAGACTATGGCATCATTTCATAAGTTCAAGATGCAATACCCTGATCTACCTGGCCTAACTATCGGTGTTGTGCAAGGAAAGACATATCAACAACTCGTTCAATGCTATAAGTACATGTCAGCACATGCTGATTATATTGCTATTTCGTTTGACTATTCTTGGTATAGAACTATCGGTCATTATACACCTGTTGATAGGCCACATGTAGTTATGGATGTAGAAGATAAGTCTCTATATGATAAGTTACATAAACAAGATCAACACCGTACAGTACTAGAACTACTAGCTGACGGTCGTCGTAAGTTTATTAATATGCTGATTGAAGATGGTATCTGGAATCATAACAAGCCACATCACTTACTTGGTAACTCACTACCTCAAGAGATGAAGCACTATAAGGATATTAAATCTATCAGATCAGTAGATACATCTAACCCAGTAGTAGCAGGCATTAAAGGTATTCGATATATTAAAGACTATGGTATGACTCAGAAGCCATCTACTATGTTAGCAGATCTTATTGAGCATGAGGTAACTGAGGATGAGAAGTTTGATATAAACTATAACGTACAACAATATAAACAGCTATGCAAGTAAAGAGTAAATGGGTAGCTTTTTTCTCTCAGTCTGGTTCTGAGATAACTAGCTTAATAAAGTTAGGCTATAATCCCGATCTTGTTGTAACGGATAATCTAGAATCCTTCTTATGTTTAGAAGAGTTCTTTAGGGGTAAAGGTATTGCGTTTTGGTATAGACCTATTAACTTTAAGAAGAATTATCTTAAGGTTAGATACTATGATAAAATATTACATGAAGATGATGTCGTTACATTGCATGGTTGGTTGAATATTGTACCTGCACAGACGTGTGATGATTATGTTATATATAATGGTCATCCTGGTCATATAATTGATTATCCAGAACTAAAAGGTAAAGATCCACAAGAGCGTGCGTTTAATGATATCAAAAAATATAAGAAGGTTGGTTGCGTATTGCATAGAGTTACAGCAGAAATTGATGATGGTGAAGTTGTAGTTATAGCAGAACAGGATATTAAGTCAGGTATTAAGATAGGCTCTTTACCAGGCATGTTTAGTATTTGTAGTAAGCTATCTCTTGTAACATGGGAGTGCTTTTTTAGGAACATCGATATAATATTGGAAACGGATCTTAACTACGATGGAACATTTAAAAATGATCGTGAGAAACGTATACCTATATACTGCTAATGAGTAAACTACTAATATCATTCTCCGGAGCTCAATGTACTGGAAAGACGACTCTATTAAAACGACTACGAAAGTGTAACTGGGACGTTAACTTTGTTCATGAAGTTACTAGACTTATTAAAAGAGACTATGGTGTTGATATTAATGAAGCTGGTAATGAGATGACTCAAGCTCTAATTATTACTGAGCATTTTAAAAATATTAATAGACATAATAGGCAGAAAAGAAGTACTATTTTGGATAGATGTATTCTTGATGGTATTATCTATACTTCTTGGTTAGAGGAAAATAGAGCTCTAAATCCTTGGACTGGTAATTATGCGTATCATTTATTTGATAATTATATTGAAAGATATGATGTGATTTTTTATACTGATCCAGTTGATGTTAATATCGAAGACGATGGCGAGCGAAGTGTGGATGTTGGATTTAGAAATGACATCATTGAAAGCTTTAATCATTGGATTACAAACAATCCTAGGGTGAGAGATAAGGTTGTAGTACTGAGTGGTACTGTAGAAGAAAGATTAGAAAATATTAAAAAGACTTTGTCTGAAAAAGGACTTGACATTAACATCAAATAACATATAATAATAACATGGCATTAAAAGAACTAGATAATTCGAATATTAATAAGCACCTCGGTAAGTCGTCTGAGTATGCTAGTAACTATGACCCGAGCTTACTTGTACGTGAGCCTCGTCAATCTAACAGAACTCATATTAACGTTACAGATAATAACCTACCCTTCATTGGCGGTGATACCTGGAATGGCTATGAGGTAACCGGGCTTACTAATAGTGGCCGGCCTGTTGTAGGTGTTGCTAAGTTTGTATATCCTTGTGACAGTAAGTATATTGTAGAGTCAAAGTCTCTTAAACTTTACTTTAACTCATTCTGTATGACTCATCTAGGTGAGACTGAGGCAGATGTTTTACGTAATATTGAAGAGAAGGCTGCTAAAGATCTTAGCGAATATCTTGAGACTACTGCAGAGGTTAGAGTATTCTCTAACTTTGAATCTCTAAACGATCCTACTGTCGCTATGCGTGAGTGGCATCGTGATCTTAATAGTGATAAGGTACAAGGCTATGTTACTTTAGAGGATACCTGTAAGGATGATTCAATGGTGTTTGAGACATACTCTGAGACACCTGAGCTACTCGATGTTATCGATCATGATAACACACCACAACTCTTTCATAGCTCTTTACTAAGATCAAGATGCCGAGTGACTTCACAGCCTGACTCTGGTGATGTTTATATCTATTATAAAGGTAGTAAGACTGTAACTGACGAGTCTCTGCTTAAATATATTGTATCATTTAGAGATGAGTGTCACTTTCACGAAGAGATTTGTGAGACTATTTACACTCGTTTGTTTGAGATGCTTGAGCCAGACGAGCTTGTAGTACGTTGTTTATATGCTCGTAGAGGTGGTTGGGATATTAACCCTGAACGTGCTTCTGATAGTAAGCTACTTCACCACACTCTAGGTGATATTCGTGTAGTACATGTTAAGACGCCTAAGCAATAATAGACTACAAAAAACAAGGCTCGTGTGGTGTATACACCACACGAGCTTTTTTAGTTAATAATAACTACCGTAAATATCATTATTATTTACGTCCATATCGTAAATATCTTTTGATGCTTGATCAACATTCCAATCATATGTCTTTGGCTCCTGTATAGTGTCAGATGGTATATTTGTCTCAATAACACCATTACCCTCACTATCATACACTTGCTCGTTTCCACATTCTATTGGAGCACCTGGTTCAAATGAACTCTCATATCTCTTAGCTCTTAACCTCCATATATAATGACCGAGCATTGGATTAAGACCTCCAGCAATATCTTGATCCATTCGCTCTGTTATCTCGAATATTTTAGAACATCTATTACCTGGACGATCACAACCTAACTGTACAAAGTCAATAAGATCACCAGACTTAGGCTCGAGACCGTGATTTGTTTCAATAAACTTATTTAGAATTTCATATGTAGTCTGGCCGTATAGCTGACTTAATACGTCCTCAGAGAACGATAAAATCAGCTCCTCTCCCTCTTGTGTGCCTATTGTACCTCCGTTTGCGATTACACTATCGACGTAGCCTTCAAACGGTAAAATATCACCCTTTTCAGTTTGTATAAAGAAATCTCTACCAGATACTGTCTTAGAAAAGGAATCAATATGCACATAACCTGTAAAATCATCTGCAGCATCAAAGCCAAATTTTTGTAAAGTAAGAGATTCATTCTCAAGCTCCATATACATCTTAACAGGTATCGGACCGTAAAATATAGCAGTAGGTTCTTCACCGTATAATAAATCAGCGCCTGATAAGTTTACTGTACGTAAGTAATAGTCAATTTCATAACCGAAGTTATTAATAAGATCATTATAAGCATTTTGATATACAGCCTTTTCTGCACTATAACCGTCAGGACTAGCTATCATGCTACACGATGCGTTAGCCGCTGCCATAATTTGATCCGGCGCACAGTTTAAATTTACTCGATCACACTGGCTAGACATATTATTTTTTAGTTAGTATACCACATGCTTTATGCTCACCGTCTTCAAACATCTTAACTTCTACACCTGAATTACCTAGACCTTTACAGCATCCAGCATTAAATTTAACACCATATTCTGCTAGCGCGTTTAAAAGGGGTTGACCAGTTAATTGAACCTGACGCGCGCTTCCATTTATAATACTATCAACATGAGGGCACTTGTGGTTATACTCTTGCCGTTTTAAGTTTTCATGTTTACGACCAGTCCTCATTATACTCTTACCATTACCGCCTGGATCAGTTAGACTTGTAACTGTAGAAGACATTGTCTTATCACCCTGATAGTACTCCTTAAAGGTCATCATATTAGTATTTAATAAAAAGCCTGTTGAATCTATAGACTCAACAGGCTTTATTTTTGATTGTTTTTGGTTATTAATTAATCTACAGCGCGTTGTCCAGTCGTAAGACTTCCAACTTTATTGTTCTTACCGTCGTCATACGCGCCACTGTGAGAAGAACCAGCATCAAGCTTACTATCAGCGCCTTTTGCAGTAGCTGCAGCAGCGGTCTTAAGATCACCTACCTTGTTATTCTTACCGTCGTCGTATTTGCCACTGTGAGTAGAACCGGTATCAATACCTTCTTCGTCCTCTTCACCAAATGCGCCTTCAGGAGCTTCAGGAGCTTCGTCACCATCTTCACTGTCTGACTCACCCATTGCAGCTTGAAGAACATCGCAAAGTGCTTGTGCAACATCTTTTGAAAGCGTAACGGTGATTTCATCACCAAGCTCGTCGTCAGGAGTAGCATCTTCAATACCGAGAGCATCGAAGTCTTCTGATTCCATTTCGTCAAAGTCCTCGTTAACCATGACCTTATCGTAGAGTTTATCAAAAACTGATTTCTGTTTCATAAAATTATTTAGGCTAACCCGGGCGATTTTCTCTGTTATTTCCAAACTTTCTTCACTTTCTTCACTCTTTTCACCTGTACCATTACATGGCTCACATCCTAAACCACCACACTCTTCACATTCACCGTCATCAGTACCGTCGCTCCTCTCTTCATCTTCTTCGGCATCCTTATCTTCTTTGTCTTCCTCACAGTCAACATAGTCGCACTTCTCTTTCTTACCATCCTTGTCATCATACTTACCCTCTTCATCCTCTTCAGGCATATAACTATTAGTATAAGACAACTTGTTAATATTATATAGGTTATCTTCTTTTTCCTTATCACTAAGCTTTTCAACATCAACCTCAGCCTCAGCATATCCGCTTCCCTCTGTCGGACCGCCGGATTGTAAAGCAGCATCACCTATTTCACCAGGCCCAACTTTACCTTCCTTAATTAAATTCTTCTTTAATCCGTTCAACATACCACCGTAAAGTGAACCCAAGCTATTTAAATCGTCTTTAGACATATATTTATTTATGTCTAGATATAAATATTTTCAATGGGAAAAGAAAATAATATGTTCTATATGGGTAACACCAACCTTCCTAACTCGAATTGGAAGGGGGAATGGACCAAGGACAAAATACGAGACCTTAAAAAGGCTAGTAAGAACATACTATACTTTGCTGAGAACTTCTTTCATATTATTAACCTAGATAGAGGTAAGGAAAAAATTCAGCTACACCCATGTCAAAAGCGCGCTATTAGAAAGATGCGTGATAATAGGTTCTTTGTATTATTAGCATCTAGACAGATAGGTAAGTCGACAATGATGACTATCTTCCTATTATGGCAGGCATGCTTTACGAAGGATCAGAGGATTCTATTAGTAGCGAACAAAGAGGCTACTGCTATTGAGATTTTTCAGAGGGTTAGAATGGCATATGAGGAGTTACCTAACTGGCTTAAGCCGCCTGTTAAAGAGTATGCAAAGACATCTATGACACTTGAGAATGGCAGTCGTATAGGTATTACAACTACAACTGGTACAGCTGCTCGTGGTCAATCTGTAAACTGTCTTGTAATTGACGAAATGGCTTTCATTGAACCTCACTTGGTTGAGGAGTTCTGGAAATCAGTCTTTCCTGTTATTACATCATCGAAGAAATCTAAAGTATTTGTATGTTCTACTGCAAATGGTACAGGTAACCTTTTTCATACATTATATACTGGTGCTGAAGAAGGCACTAACGGTTGGGGGTATGATAAGATACTCTGGAATGAGGTACCTGGTAGAGATGAAGCATGGGCTGAGAATACAAGACAGGCAATCGGATCAGTAGATGCTTGGCGACAGGAGTTTGAGTGTGAGTGGATTGAAACTGGTGAATCGACTATTGATGCAGAGCT